CTTGTAACAATTGGCTAGGATCTTGCCACCGTCTATTCCGGCGTTTGGTTGCATTGTACAGAGCCAAGGTTCTTTTCTCCCTGTGGTAAAGTTTGAATATGAATTTTCAATATCTACCATTCCTTTGTCGAATACTTGGTTATGAGCCACAGTTTTAGTGGCTAGTCTTTGTATCATATGAAATGCAGAAACCACTGTCTTAAAATCCATGCCATACCTCTCACAATCTCCCATATCAATACCATTGCATTTATATGCACCTTCGCTAATTATCCAACGATCTGGTTTAATAAGACTAGAGAACTGGGTAAGTATACGTTGGTCTTCGTCTGCTAAGATCATGGCGATCTGGCAAACTCTTGCTTGCCCATCTTGTATCAATGCTCCTAACTTTTTAAATCCAGTGGTTTCTGTGTCAATAAATAGGTATGTTTTTTTATCAGTCATTTGTCCATTCTTTCTTAGTGTTCTGTGTAATACGTGATCGTTCAGAATAATATTTATTAAACCTATTCCGCAGGAGATGTCTTGCAATAGACATAAACTCTTCTTTATCAACATTATGGGACGGCCTCCTAAAAGCAAGTCTTCGTGGGCGAGAGCCTAAGTTTATTATTCTAATTGATATGGTGTGGTACTGTTCCCAAATTTTTGGCTCAAAGTATTCTGCCCTACTAAGTAACCTATCAATGATTTTTTCGATAATAATTTCTTTATCAGTCATCTGTTAAATCCTTTTCAATAAGTCGTGTGTAGCCGATAATATCGTGCCAACTGTCTTTATAGTTAGGATCACCATTAAGGATGCGCCCAATCTTATGAGCAATCATCTCTAAAGCTTCCTTCATGGCTGGAGTTATTTTATCCCAATTTGGACTATCAACCATTGTGCTTTTGATGTTTTGTGTAATGCGTGCGTGTTCGTAAAAATCACCGTATCGGTTTCCGCGTTCTTCTAATGTGTCTTCTATTTTCATCTGTTCATTCCTTATGTTAAAATGGTATATAATCTTCTTCTAATAAATCTACTTGGTCGTCTGGTCTTCCAAATTCATAATCCAGTATCCTGTAAAACTTTCCCTCTAGCCTAACTTGTATCCTCGATGGGGTAGGATAGGTAATCTCTAAAGCTTCGTCTACAGAGGTGGGGCAAGGTGTGTCGGGTAGGCGCAACTTATGCCAAGCAACTGCTTTGTTCCAAGCGTAGCGTTTATTGTCCTCTGGATCAAAGTTGTGATGCTCGAAGCATATCCACTCGCTAACCGCAGTTTGCATTGTAACGTAAGTAATTTTCATAGACGGGTAACTGTCTTTTTTCAGGTGCTTAATGGAGTATGATTGCAAAATATTTAACCACTCAGGCTCATTGTCCATGGAAACAATTGCTTTTTGGGCTGCCTCAGCATTTAAATCAATAAAGCAATACGAACAAGAGTAGCAATATCTTTGTGATGCCGCGCATTCTACTCCACACGATGGGCATATTTTCAAAAGAGCCTCGCCTTTCTCGCCCTCTTTTTTCTCGCCGGTGTATTTCTTCTTAATGGATACCGTGTCAATCGCACCCAGTTCAGCGACAACACCGCCAAAATCTAAAACCATACAATCGGGCTTAATGCTGTTTGCAATAGCCTCTAGCCGCCCCTCTTGGGTGGTAAGGTCGTATCCTGCTGCATATACTGGGCGCACACCACGGCCTACTGTTTGGATATAAAGAACAGGACTTCTAGTAGGGCGCATGAATACAAGCATATCAATTTCTGGATCATTGTATCCCGTTGTCAGTTTGGCCACATTCACAAGCGCCTTAAACTTACCGTCTCTATGGTCTTTTAGAGCTTGTTTATTGTGTTCATCAGACATTTTGCTATGAACGCACCGTGCATCAACACCAGCTGCAACCAGCGCCTCGGTAACATCGTCAGCGTGTTTAACTCCTACGGTAAAGGCAAGCCACTTGCGGCGGTTTTTACCATGCTCGATCATCTCCTTAACACATGGTTCGGTTATCTCTTCCTTATTAACCGCCCTCTCAAGCTGTCCGGCTACATAGTCCCCCGCAGCTACCTTCACACCACTAACATCCATCTGTGTGGCGATATGGGGGCAAACAGGTTTAGCCCAAAAACCTTGCTCGATCATATAGTCCATGCCGATCTCATATGCTATATCATCAAAGAGCTTATTGTGTCCATCGTCAAGCCGTCCGGTATCAGATCTGAACGGCGTACCAGTGTATCCTATAACGCGACAATTTGGGTTTAATTCCAGAACATTATTAATAAATCTCCGGTATTGCGTTTCAGAGTTATGAGAAATTAAATGACATTCATCTATGATAATAATTTGAGGCAACCGGTTAAAGTCTCCTAGTTTATTATAAACGCTCTGTATAGAAGCAAATGTCACATCATTATGCAATTTATTCTCATTTAACCCAGAGCAGTAAAAACCCATATCTACGTCTGGATATTGTGCAAGAAGCTCCTCAGAGTTTTGCACTAGCAATTCTTTTACGTGGGTAAGCATGACGATGCGGGTGCGAGGCCATTGTTCGTGTACCTTCCTGATGAACTCTGCTATCATTAAAGACTTCCCTGCCGCTACTGGCGCAACGACCAGCGGGTTACCCTTATTTTCAAATATATATTTGAACAATGACTTCTCTGCTGCTTCTTGGTATGGGCGTAGTTGTTTCACTTCAATCTGTCTTTCTAAACGTATTCTTAAAACTATTATCATCAAGTACAAAAATCTTCCCACTATCAGATAGGCATACCCAATCTTGGAGGTAAGCTCTTTCGAATTGGTTGTCACCAAAAACGCTTATGTATTGCTCTTTATCGTTTATAGTAAAGCTTACTTTTCCTATTTTATAGGCACTAACAAACCACTTGGGCGGCTTAAAATCACTGCCTGTAAATCGGAAAGCCTCTATGCGATGTGGCAGTGATATGTAATTACCCATGACATTCCTCCTTGAACTTGCACCAACGGCAAATGTAGTAATCTTTTTCTTCTCTTATTTTAGGGGGTGGGCTGGTTGTATTAATAATCTTGCTTGCTCGGTCAATATATCTATTCGCAAATTCTAACGAATAATCAGTTCTGACGCTGTCATAACCACGGCCTCCGGCTTTGGCGACTGTGAGGTAGTGTCTTTCTAGTCCTTCGTAGTGCATATACATCTGAGCTTGCACATAATAGTTTTCATTCCAGTTTTTAAGCGTATTTTTTTCGCCAAATTTCTCCTTGATCTTTTGAAACTCATTAAATTTTTTATCGCCACTGGCTTTGCATTCCCAGATATGCGGTGCTTTAGGCGATTGCAAAAGACCTGTAATGATCCCATCATAATGCCCCTTAAACTTCCCATCCATATCGGAGAAACCTAGTTGATTGCCGTCTAATCCAATGGTTTTTAGCTCAATACCATCAACCATACGCAACCTATCTGCGGTCAATTCCTCTGTGCGATGTCCATCTTCAAAGTTCATCAGGGTATCAGCATTAAATGGCTCTGCGTTATATCCATTATATTCGTACCATATTTGTCTAGCACATGGATTGCCGATCAAAGAAGCCCCAAGGTAATCACGTTTTTCCCTTGGTTTATTTTCAATCTTCCGATACATCTCTTCCAATGTAGGGTCTTTTTGTGTTGGTATTTTCATTTGTTTATTCCGATCTGTTCAATGATAGGCCATAATTTTGCTCTGAATTATCAAAAAAATGGCCTATGGTAGAAAAGATTAATTGGCTATAGTGCGAATGGATTAACTGCTGCTGGTGCGGTAGGGTCAATCTCATCGTTGATTACCGCAGTCACCACAGGAACACCGCCCGCTGGCATTGGATAAAAGCCTTTAATTTTGCTCCGCTCCTTACCTTTTACGGCTTCACCCTTATCATTAACCCAATCCTTAGGTGCTTCATTCTCAACCTCAATAATAAGCGGCTTGTTCTGCACTTCCTCGGTAGTTGTAACGGTTGCTAAGCCCACCGCCCTGCCGATATTAGCAATGGTTTGGTAAGCGATCCTTACCGTATCAGCATTCGGGTTGATAATATTTAAATTCTCGCTGAACTCAGTCTCTTTAAATTGGCCTTGTGTAATGATTACTTTAAACACAATCATATGACCTGATTTATTTGGCTTCATCTCGCTACCAACGATAATTGCTGGATACTTGCCTTGTGGGATTAATACAGACTTACCGCCTTGTCCCGCTTCTTCTTCTACGTTTACTGTTCTTGGTAAAGCTACCATAATTTTATTCCTTTTCTATATTAACTAATAATTTTGTTGTGAATTGCCTCTAAATCAGGTTCTTCAAAGTTTTTGAGAGGGTTGGGTTTACCAAATTGGGTTCTCACCCCAACTTGATATTGTGAACATGGATGGCATTGGATAGAGTAAAAATCTTTTCCATCCACTTTAGCTGCTCTAGTTGCTAGAACTGCTGAGAAGTTAAATGGTAAATCTGACTGGATTTTATCCCACGGCAATGATGCACCAAGGATCAGTCCACCAGTAACCTCATCCTTGATCTGTGTTTGCCTACCGATGGCAACGATGTTACATGGCAATGACTTAAAGCGAGAAATAATGTTATTGTAAGCAGTTTCAAGCTCACTGTATCTATCAAAGCCCTTATATTTTAACCATACGTTTGTTTTAATCTTAACCATTAAATCGCTGATACTATCCAGATACAACCACTCTGGCGTAATAGTCCCAGATTTGATCGCGTCCAAAATCTCAATAAATGCCTCGTAAGATTGACAAGTCACAGTATTAATATCCGCACCATACAAACTATCAAGATTGTTTTCTGTGTTTACCAAAAGTGTTGAACCTGCTGGCAAAGTAGCCGCCAACAATGTCTTACCTGTTTTTGTAGCACCAAACACAAGATAAGATTTCTTCTGCATAGCTCCGTCTTTTGTGTTAGTTATTTGCATAGCTATCTCCTAATTTTTCTTGTGCTGTAGACGAACTCTTGGATAGACCGCTTAACAGCACCGTTTAATGTGTTACCGGATATGTCACAGAATTCTTTAAAATAATCATCCTCTGTGTGTTTATCAAGCCATTCATCACACCTCTGAACAACCCTTAACGCTTCTTCTCTAGCGGTATTTACATCGTTCAACTTCATAATCTAAATCCTCTCAATTGTAATTTTAGGTTTACTAGCCTCGACACTACGTGCTGGATCGAATACTGCCTTAACTTCTGGATTAAATCCGGCGTAAGCTGTCTCTGATACTGTAAGTTTGCGGTTAATATATTCAAACGGGTCTTTGTTTGCTGCTTGGATCATGTCAAAAATTTCCGCGATCTGTGCATCATCCCATTTAACTTGCTTACTCACCACACATTTGATTTTATGGCGGGCTGTGTTGATTGTCGATGTGCCACAACCATATGGTTTTGCATCAAGATCATTTGTTGCCACCTTATAAATCTCATCATTAAGTAGCCCTTGAGTCTCGATCTTTCGTGAGGTCAAAACAGCTACACCATCTGAAATAGTTTGTTGCAACTCAAATAGCTCATCATTAATACGCTCAACTTGAGCAAGTAGTTTTTCAATATTATTAGTCATTATTTTTTTCCTTTGGTTTTACATTAAAAATAACCGTGTTATCAGTTCCATTTACATCGCAGTCAAGTGCGAGCCATTGGTTTATATCATTATTCAAACTCATGCTATGGTCACTGTTCGTATCCTCGTCCGTATACAAACAAAGGTCTGTAGTAATATCCCCACTACTACAAAGCACATTCATTATCCTTAGTATTGTCTGGGAAAACTTCCATTTGTCCATACCCATCTTATTTATCAAATTATCTACAAGTTCTTTATCAAACTCTGGTTCGCAACTGTCCTTAAAAATAGTTGAGAACACATTCAACCTATCTGCCTTGACGTATTCCTCACAGTAATTAGATATAACCTCGTTCATATTATCTCTAATGTCTGATATGTCTTCATCGTAGTATGTCATTATTTCGATCCTTATCTTGTTTGTCTTCGTTAGATTTAATATCTCACGTGCTGTGCAAAGTGTCAAGCAAAATGTTAAACATTATTTATTTTATTTCCTAGTTGAATTATTTTACGGTGGTAATTCTTGCACATACATTGACAAAACGTCAACCATTCCTCTCCTGTTAGCGTTGCGAGGTCTGATTTACCGATTGACTTAGCATATGCACAAGCCTCTATTCCACCTTCTAGGTATGCCTCTTTTTCATGGTCTTCCATTATTTCTCCTCCACAATAAATACTTCACAACGGGGGTTTTCCCGATCAACTCTGCAATGGTAGAACTGAGGCCAAAGCACCATCTTATAATTATCATCCCGCAATACTCCGCATTCAATCAAAGCATCGCAAAGAAACTTATCAATCGCACTAGCCACATTCATTCGATCATATGAACCCTTTGATTTTGGGTAGTAATAATAATGAAGTCGCACAGGATTTTGAAACGGCATACGATGATCCGCTAAATTCATATTAGCTATAATATCATGGAAGTTTTTCTTCGCATCATTCATTGTTCTAAAGTGGGTATTGCGAAATTTATTCTGATTGAGAATAAGTTTCTTTCCTTTCCCTCCGATCTTAACTGAGAGCGGGACTGCGAATACTAAGTCGAAGTTTTCTGGTTTGTTCATTTTAATGCTACCCATTTTACTGCTGGCTTTCCTCGTTTTTGTGTTACCACTGTCTCATCACAAGCAAGATCAGCGTCTTTTAGAGCCTCCATAATCTCCCGTAAATCATTACGTTTGTGCCTAGAATATGGTGGTGTTTTAATCATCTGTGACCATGTAAGCCCAGTTGATCCACGTGAGCGCAGATCAGATAGTATTTCTTTCTTGTTGCTCTCATAATCAGAGCCGGACAATGTGACCTTTAACACATCCATTTCCCTAGACATAATGGTTTTGATGAAATTGGTTGCCCAAATCATACTTTCCTCACCAATAGTTACCGCCATTGGATCAAGGCCAAGTGCATGGTTCATGGCAACTCGCAAAGATATCTCATTAGAGCGCATAGGTAGTTCACCCATTCCATACTTTTCCAGCTTATTAGCCATATTTAAGCACCAGTCTTCAAACAAATACGATACTTCCATAGCATCTCTAGTAAATGTCATAAGTATTGGATCGGCTTTTTGTGTGGCAATATTAGGAGTATTTGATCTCTCATGTACAGTGCGTATCCAATCAATAATGCGCTGTGGTACGTCCAAGTTTTCCTTGTGTCCTCGCCGCGCTCTCTCAGCGTGTGAGATAGAGACGATAAAACGATTAACAAACCCATCCTCAATAGCCCCGATATCCAGTGTTGCAAACAATGTGCTTGGTGTAGTCATAGACATAATGTTAAGAGCTGGGTTTTGTATCAACCTATTTTTCATGGCATCTGCGTCTGCTTTTTTACTGGTCATGGTGGAATAATTGAGCGGGCGCATTGTACCATGGCAGCGGCCAAAAGCTTCCATGATCT